TAGGCAGTGCTGCCGTGACACTGAATTACGATGACATTCAACTAACAGTTGTATGACAATACGCCTAAGATGCACAGTTTTGGCAAAAACTGAGTGGTCTTAGGTTGCACCAAAAATTTGCAGTAAACTAACCCCGTACTGGTGCGTTCACCAGGGAATCTAAGGATTCAACAAAATGACAGAAGAAGTACAAATCCAAGCGGAAATGCCCGCGCCAGAGCTGGAAACTACGGCAGTTCCAGAGTCTGAAGTTATTCAGCCGGAAGAAAAGCCAGCGGAAGTCGTCAAGACCTTCACCCAAGAAGAACTTGACGCGGCCATTGGTAAAAGGCTTGCTCGTGAGCAACGCAAATGGGAACGTGAACAGGCCCAACGCTTAACCCAAGCGCCAAGCCACCAGCCGGTGGAAATCCCGCCTGCGGATCAGTTTGAATCGGTTGAAGCGTATGCTGAAGCATTGGCAGTGCGCAAAGCTGAAGAGTTGATTCGTGATAAGGAAGTAAAGCGGCAGCAGCAAGAGGTACTCAGTGCCTATCATGATCGTGAAGAAGATGCCCGTGGCAAGTATGAGGACTTTGAACAAGTTGCATACAACCCAAAGCTCCCAATCACCAACGTGATGGCCGAAGCTATTCAGCATTCGGATATTGGCCCTGATGTAGCTTACTTCTTGGGATCAAACCCAAAGGAGGCTGAACGTATCTCTCGTTTGTCGCCTTATGCGCAAGCTAAGGAAATCGGTAGGTTAGAGGCAAAGTTAGCCGATAGCCCGCCTGTCAAGAAAACTTCAAGCGCACCAACGCCGATAACGCCTGTGACTGCTCGGACAACCGGCAGCCCTGCTTACGATACAACTGACCCACGTTCTGTGAAAAGCATGACAGCAAGCCAGTGGATCGAGGCAGAAGAACAGCGTATGCGGCGGAAATTGGAAGCACGAAACCGTTAATTTACTTCTTAAAGGAAATCCGCCATGTCAAATAGCCTTCTTACCATTGATATGATCACCCGGAAAGCTCTCCAGATCCTGGAGAACAACCTGGTGATTACCCGTAACGTTAACCGTCAATATGACGATTCTTTCGCCGTTGAAGGCGCAAAGATCGGCTCTACGCTGCGTATCCGCCTGCCTGACCGCGCTTTGGTGACGGACGGTGCCGCCCTGCAAGTGCAGGACGACAACGAGCAATTTACCACCCTGTCTGTGTCCAACCAGAAGCATATCGGCGTGAACTTCACTTCTGCCGAACTGACCATGCAATTGGACGATTTTGCAGACCGCGTACTGAAGCCTCGTATCAGCCAACTGGCTGCCTCGATTGATGCTGATGTTGCAAATGCTTACAAAAGCATCGGTCAAAGCGTTGGTACCCCCGGCACCACGCCTGGCACCTCGTTGGTTCTGCTGCAAGCCCAGCAAAAGCTGAACGAATCTGCCGCAGGCATGAGCCCCCGTTATGCCACCGTCAATCCTGCCGCAAACGCAGGCTTGGTTGAAGGCATGAAGGGCCTGTTCAATCCTACCGACACCATTTCTAAGCAATTCAAGAATGGCATGATGGGCACTGGCGTTCTTGGTTACGACGAGATCAATATGTCTCAGTCGATCAAGGTTCTGACGACCGGCACCCGTACCAACGGCACGGTTACCTCTACCGTGAGCACCCAAGGTACTAGCACTTTGTCTCTTACTGGTGTTGGCGCTTCTGCCACCATCAAGCAAGGTGAAGTGTTCACCATCGCTGGCGTGTTTGCAGTCAACCCACAGACCCGTGAATCCACTGGTTCCTTGCAACAATTCGTTGTAACGGCTGACGCTGTTGCTTCGGGTGGTGGCGTTGCATCCGTGACGGTGTTCCCCGCCATTTACACCTCTGCGCATGCATTGGCAACTGTGGACGCTTTCCCAGTGGCAACCGCTGCTGTGACCTTTGTTGGTTCTGCATCTTCGCAGTACCCGCAAAACTTGGTGTATCACAAGGATGCAATCACCTTTGCCACGGCTGACTTGCTTCTGCCCCAAGGCGTTGATATGGCTTCTCGTGCTGTTCACAATGGCATTTCGTTGCGTATGGTTCGTCAGTACGACATCAACAACGACCGCATGCCCTGCCGTATTGATGTTCTGTACGGCTACAGCGTGATCCGTCCTCAAATGGCAGCTCGTATCTGGGGCTAATACTGAATGGGGCTTCGGCCCCTTTCTTGAAACTTTTCAAAGGAAATTATCATGGCATTCCCTGTTGGCGGTAGTGGTTATCAAATTGGTGATGGCAATGAGAGCAGCCCTCTGTTCTACATTCAGCCCGCACCTGTTACTTTCACCGTTGATCCTGCTCCTACTGCTGCGCAGTTGGCTGGCGTCGCTCTGTTCCTCGGAACTCCTGCCGGTGGTATCGCTTTCACTCTTCCGACTGTTGCAGCTCTCGAAGCTGGCTTTCAGTCGATGGGTGAAAAGGTGAACACCGCGTTTGAGTTTGTCATCATTAACACGGCAGCTCAAAACATCACCGTGACGACCAACACTGGTTGGACTGTGACGGGCGGCGGCTCGATGGTGGTGAATAACACTTCTGGCCGATTCCTTGCCCGCAAAACTGGCGCTGGTACTTGGCAAGTTTACCGCCTGGCCTAAACATAACGGGGGCTTCGGCCCCTGTTTCATAAGGAACAAAAATGTCTAATAGCAAGCCTATTGGCGTTGCATATCTTGACCAAGATATTAGCGGCGCAGATGTCATTTACTCGGATCGAGAGCTTGGTTATACGTCCGCAGCTCAAGGCACTGTTACGCAAGCAACCAGCAAATCCACTGCTGTTACTTTGAACAAAAGTGCAGGCCGGATCACCATGGATGCTGCTTCTCTGGGAGCAGGAACCAACGTTTCGTTTACTCTGAACAACTCGTTCATCAGTGCTAACGATACGTTGGTTCTGACCATCTCTGGGGGCGCAACTGTGGCGGCTTACAATGTCTGGGTTAACAGCCTTGGCACTGGTACTGCCTCCATCACTTTGCGCAACACCACTGGTGGTGCTTTGTCAGAAGCTGTGATCATCAACTTTGCGTTGATTCACTGCCTGTAATTAAGGCATGGGGCCCTCATTTTGGGGGCTCCAAAATATTGAGACCCTATGGCTGTCATCTATCTTAAGCATCCTATCCACGGCTCCAAAGTTGCGACAATGGATCTTGAAGCGGCCAATGATGAGCAAAATGGATGGGTGCGCTATACTCATGACACGCCTTCTCTGTCTGAAGCTGCGGCTCCCGTGAATGAACTGGAAGTTAAGCGCCGGGGGCGACCCCCTAAGACACAAACGCAAGGAGCGTAAGAAATGGCAACAGCCGGTGACATCATCAATTCGGCACTCCGGCTGATTGGGCTACTCGCTGAGGGCGAGACGCCATCGCCTGAAACCTCCCAGGATGCACTTTCAGCCATGAATCAAATGATTGATTCGTGGAACACTGAACGCCTGATGATCTACAACACCCAGGATCAAGTCTTTACTTGGCCTGCGGATGAGATCCAGCGGCACCTAGGCCCAACTGGTGATTTTGTGGGAAATCGCCCTATCCTTCTGGACGATTCAACCTACTTTAGAGATCCATCGACCAATGTGTCGTTCGGTATCAAAATGATCAACCAACAGCAGTATGACGGTATTGCCGTCAAGACTGTGACCTCCACGTATCCCCAAGTGATGTGGGTAAACATGGAGTACCCCAACATCCAGATGACGATCTACCCGAAGCCGACTAGGGTTTTGGAATGGCATTTCATCTCGGTGGATGAGTTGGTTCAGCCTGCAACACTGGCGACAACCTTATATCTTCCACCAGGCTATCTGCGAGCGTTTAAATATAACTTGGCTTGCGAGATTGCACCAGAATTTGGCGTTGAGCCTTCGCCGACAGTCAGCCGGATTGCAATGACTTCTAAACGCAATTTGAAGCGGATCAACAATCCTGATGACATCATGAGCCTGCCTTACTCGCTGGTTGCGACTAGGCAGCGGTTCAACATTTTTGCCGGCAACTATTGATCATGGAACTTATATTTACATCTAGGCCGTTTGAAATATGCGTACGAATTGGACATAAGTACAACTTTGAGTTGGATAAATTTTTAGGCCCCGCTTTAAACGTGCGCTTCGGCAAAACTTTGTGGAGCACTGGTAAAGGTTGGCGAAAGTTGGGCGAATAATGCTGTATTGCAGATTTTTCGCTAGGAGTTACTAATTTTTCTATGAAAACCCCCATTCTCGGCCAAGCCTACGTTGCAAGGTCTGTTAACGAAGCCGTTAACAGGCTTGTCAACATGTTCCCTGAGATCGTGCCGGATGGCGGGAAGGAGCCTGCCTTCTTCATGCGAGCACCTGGCCTTCGCAGACTGGCAACGATAGGCACAGGCCCCATTCGCGGCCTGTGGACGTATGGCGGGTATGGGTACGTCGTCAGTGGGCAAACTGTGTATAAGTTGGCCCCTGATTGGACGTCTACATCTATCGGGACTGTCTCAGGCAACGGGCCTGTCAGCATGGTTGACAATGGCAATCAGTTGTTTATTGCTTGCAATGGGCCAAGCTACATATACAACGCATCAACTGGCGTATTTGCACAGATCACCGATGGCGATTTCCCAGGTGCTTCGGTGGTCGGTTATTTGGACGGGTACTTTGTTTTCATTGAACCAAACAGCCAGCGCGTATGGGTCACGAGCCTGTTAGATGGTACGTCGATAGACCCATTGGACTTTGCAAGCGCTGAGGGCTCACCTGATGGCTTGGTGTCGATGATCATTGATCACCGAGAGGTCTGGCTATTTGGATCAAACTCTGTCGAAGTCTGGTACGACGCCGGGTTGACAGACTTCCCATTGCAACGGGTTCAAGGCGCGTTTAATGAGATTGGCTGCGCTGCTGTGTACTCAGTTGCCAAGTTGGACAATGCAATTTTCTGGCTGGGCTCTGACGCTCGTGGGAATGGCATTGTGTATCGTGCCAATGGCTACACAGGCCAGCGGGTTTCTACTCATGCAATTGAGTATGCAATTGCAGGCTACGGCAACATCTCAGATGCCATTGCCTACACCTACCAGCAGGAAGGGCACCCGTTTTACGTCCTGACCTTCCCTTCTGCTGGGAAAACGTGGGTCTATGACGTATCCACCCAGGCGTGGCATGAGCGAGCTGGTTTCGTAAATGGATCGTTCATAAGACATCGTTCTAACTGCCAAATGAACTTCAATAGCGAAGTCATTGTTGGCGATTTTGAGGATGGTCGAATCTACGCTTTTGACCTAGATGTATATTCAGATGACGGGGCTATTCAGAAGTGGCTACGTTCTTGGCGTGCATTGGACACTGGCAAGAACAACCTCAAACGCACTGCACATCATTCACTTCAGTTGGATTGTGAGTCTGGGGTTGGGTTGAATGGTATTGATCCATTTGACTACATCCTTGATGAACCATTGTTTACTGAATTAGGTGAAGAGATTTTGTCCGAAAATGAATCTGTTCTTCTGATAGATACAGGAACAGTTCAAGGTGCAAATCCTTTGGTGTCTTTGCGTTGGTCAGACGACGGCGGCCATACTTGGAGCAGCTACCACACT